TGAATCAAAATGACGCACTGGACATGGGTGGCACTCCTCTCAATGCTACACTTGTTATCGGTATTGAGATTGCTAAGCAGTTTCGTAAGGCGACTGGTGTTGAGATTCTTAACACTATCGTCCTGACTGACGGCGAGGCTACTGACTATGCAGAATACTGGAAAGAAAATGAGCGAGGACTGTTTCCTGCAAGAATTTCACTTTACGATACTGTACCCGTCCTCAAGTATGGTTCTGCTACTTATCCCTTGTTGCAAGGTAACGCACACCGTAACGTAGAATTGACCTGCACTCTGCTTGAGATGTACAAGGAGGTCACGGGCTCTAAGGTTGTAAACTATCATATACTTGATAGGTTCACTAAGCGCACGCTCGAGGACTGTAAAGACTACGCTTGCGTAGATAACACTGACATGGGATACTGGGAATGGGAAAAGATATTCAAGCCTCAGCAGGCCTCAGGTCTCATTGAAGCACGAGACAAGACAGGTTTTGATGTCCGTTACATTATGAACGGCAACAAGCTGAGCATTGAGGACGAGGAGCTCGAGGTCAAGTCCACTAAAAAGGGTGACTTACTACGTGGGTTCCGCAAGTTTGCAGGCTCTAAGGCACAGCAGCGCATCTTTGTACAGAAGTTTATCCCTGAGGTGGCGTAGATAGCGCTACGTGAGATGTAGCGAGTGAATATACTACTCTCGCTACAGATTTCACGGTAGGTTTGTAAGTCATTGATTTGCTGTAAAAAAACTTCAATGAAATCAACAACTTAGTTCAGTGGTAAGTGCTTGATTTATAACGGAAAAAAGATTTCAAATAAATGAAAATAATGCTTGACTTTTGCTGAGATCCGTGTATAATATAGCATATAAACTGAAAAAACGCACTAAATTTTAACTATGTCTTGTGAGGAGACTATATTATGACTGACCGTAACGCACTTATTGACACCCTCCGTTCATACGCTGACGGAAACAACCACGTACGCCGTAGGCATATTATCAAAGAGGCCAAAGCAATGGGTATCAATCACCCAGGCTTTATTCTCAAGGATAAGTACAAGGTTGAATCCGGTGTATATGACCTAACCGAGATGTTCACAGGCACAGCAGCTATCAAGGAAGCACCTCAGCGTGAGCCTAAACTTCAGGTTGTGACACCTCCCTCAGCGCCTGTTCAGGCTCCGGAGTCAAAGGTCGTAGCGATGGCTAAACTTGCTATGGACATTCAGAACTTGGTCCCATCCAAAGATACTACTTATGTTCCCTTTGGTTTTCACAAGGACCTTAAAACTATTCTACAGGGCGGTATGTTTTACCCTCTGTTTATTTCCGGACTATCCGGTAACGGTAAGACCACGATGGTTGAGCAGGTTTGCGCTCAGCTCAAGCGTGAGGCTATCCGTGTGAATATTAGTATTGAGACCGACGAGGACGATCTAATCGGTGGCAATACTCTGGTTGATGGTAACGTGGTCTATAGAGAAGGACCGGTCCTCACCGCCATGAAACGTGGCGCGGTCCTGATCCTTGATGAGGTAGATAGAGGTTCTAACAAGATGATGTGTCTCCAGGCCATCCTTGAGGGCAAGCCCTACTTCAACAAAAAGACTGGCGAGACCGTCGCTCCTGCTAACGGGTTTACTATTGTAGCAACTGCGAATACAAAAGGTCGTGGTTCAGATGATGGTAAATTCATCAGCGCTCAGCTGTTGGACGAGGCGTTCCTGGAGCGTTTTGCAATTACCGTTGAGCAGGAGTACCCTACAGCAGCCGTAGAAAAGCGTATCATCCTTAACAAGATGGACAAGGCTGGCTACAAGGATGAGGACTTCGCTACTCACCTTGTCACTTGGTCTGAGGTTATCCGTAAGACCTTCTTTGAAGGTGCCATAGACGAGCTTGTCAGCACCCGTAGGCTTGAGCACATTGTCAATGCGTATGGTGTGTTCAATGACAAACTCAAGGCAATCACCCTGTGTACAAATCGTTTTGACGCTGATACTAAGGCGGCCTTTATTGACTTGTACACTAAGGTTGACCCTTCAAACCCACAGTCCGTTGAGGCTGAGGAAACTTCTTCGGACGATGTCGAGTTTTAATGCTTGACATTGTTCGCTGAAGGTAGTAATATATGTTTTATAGTTTTGTAGGTTCTATAAAAACCTTCACTTAATAATTGACCGTCATTCCCAGGAGGATTAAAAATGACAAACTTTGATAAAAATGTAGACCCAAAGGCCTTATACGGAGAAGATTTAACTAGCGTATTTGGTCCTAAAGCTAATCGTAAAGCTATCCGTGATTTAGATCAGAAAGAGCGCCGTAAGATCTTAGCTAGAATACCTGAGTATGTAGACACTGGTTGTTTAGGAGAAGATCCTAGTCTTTATGATATTGCTAACCTTTGTCTTTTAAAGCTAGAACAATGTGGTGCTTTAAAAGGTATTGATTTAGATTGGTATGATGATAAAAAGTTTCAGGAGGCGACACTGGAACGGCCTTTATCCATGTACAAACTTGTCGAAAAAATTTGTAAGAATGGTAAAACTCAGCGCGGCATTCAGTTGCGACACTTGGTAGGTGACATTCTTTTTAATTTTGATCCTGAATGTGTGCTTATGGGACTTGCTCGCTATAGTGCAAATGAAGATCGTTATTATTTAAATGATGCTCAACACAGGTATGTTGCTTGTGTTATACTAGGTATTAGAGCAATACCTTTAGAATATAAGACAAGTGAATTGCGTAGTGATGATATTAGTCAATACGCAGCAGTAAATATTCTAAGCCTTAGTGCTAGTGAATACGACAAGTATCGTATTAAGGTAGCAGCAATAGAAGCTAGATTACAAGAACAGCCTGAAACTTGTTTGGAAAAGGCTTTTTCTTCAGACTATATACAAGCACATGAAGTGTGGAATATATTGCGCTCAGAAAATTGTATGTTAATTGAAAAAGGTTCTGACGATAAGACCAAGGCTTCTCAGTGTACAGGTGTTCGTAACTTGTTAAGACATTACGCAGATTATGGCTCAGAAATTTTTACTAGAGCTTTAAAAATCAATCAGCGGTCTATGTATAACGCTCCGATTTCTACTCCGAACATTTGGGGCATCTGTGAATTTATCAAGTATCAGGAAAATTATGAACTGGATATTTCAGCAGAGGATATGGACGCTGCTATTATTGAGGCAATAAGGTATAGGTACTATCCCAATCGTAATGGTCTGCACATGGATGCTAAAAGATGTTTTACTAGAGGCGCTGCAAAAGACTTTTCTATACCTGAGCAATCTAAAATAGCTGCCGGGATTCTTAAAATCCTTAAGGAGACATCTCCCGAGATAGGTTGGTCGGACATTAAATTTGCAGGTGAGAGCCTTTTAAAGTTTATGGAAGACTTTAAAGTTCCTACTAATGCCTATAATCTCGTAGCTATGATGAATAGATAGTTATGAGTAATGATATTAACTCTCAAATATTGGGTCGTCATTTGGCGACCCAATTTGATGAAAACACTTATTATACCGTCAGCTTATATAATTACTGGATTGATAATGAACACGATCCAGATATTTTATTTAAGATAAAGGTATATGGTTACTACAAACAAATTTATAAATGGAGTCAGGAACAAGCTGATAAATTTATTCAGGACAATTTAGAATCATCCAGGTCGTGGAAAATTAATGGTACAGAGTATTTTTATGATTGGGGAGCAGGTAGAAATAAAGTCACAATGGATAAAATGCACGAACCTAATTTAGATCACATTGTCCCTAGGGAACAGGGAGGAGAAGATACTCCGGAAAATATGCGTATAAGATGCAGGCGCCTTAATGAGAATAAAGGAAACACCAATAGTGATATTGAAAGGTTTGCATCTATTGTGGATCTTGCTGAAGATATGGAAGACCCAGATATAAAGAAACAGTGTTTAAAAGAATTAGAGAGGATTTTTAATGTCTAAGATTGATTACAAATTTAACGAAGGGGCTCTGCTTGCAGAGCTCCAGGCTTATGTGGACGCAACGTACGGTGAGCATTACAGCCGTAATAGGTTTCAGTCCTCGGAGTTTATCATGGACTGTGGACACGGCATGGGATTCTTCCTCGGCAATGTCCTGAAGTATACTCAGCGATACGGTAAGAAGGACGGTCACAATAGAAAAGACCTACTAAAAATCTTACATTATGCGCTTTTAGCTTTGAATGAACATGACCAGGATTATAAATAAGAGTAAACTAACCTCTTATTAGGAGAAAACAATGGCGTACAAAGTACAAATCGCTGTCACTAGACCAAATACTGAAGTAGATATGGCTACAACACTAAGGATGGATGAAGCGGATACTACAGTTATACCTGGGTTGCTTACTGCAACTGGTGGTACTAGAGAATATTCAAGATCAGATGATGAACTGACTACCTATGCAGTATATACTTTTGCGGATATAGATGCCTGGTTGAATTTTTATAATCAAGCGTTACCTGTTTGGAATAGGAACAATACTGTTGAAAAAGCAAACAACGCAGGCGTGACCATAGATGTCACTGTTATTGAAAACACTTGACATTCAGTCCTGTTTGTATTATTATATTATATTATTAACATAGTGAAGGAACTATATTATGAAACTAAGCAAGAATACTGTAGATGTTCTAAAGAACTTCTCGCAAATTAATCCAAACATCCTTGTCAAAGCAGGCCAAGAGATTCGCACTATTAACTCAGGCAAAAGCGCCTTTGCTAAAGCGACTATCAATGAAGCCTTTGACAAGGAGTTTGCTATCTATGACCTGAATGAGCTGCTCGCAGTATTGTCACTAGGTGACGAACCAGAGGTCAGTCTTAATGATGACCACATGACAATTTCGGTTCAGAACTTTGGTGAGATTAATTTCTTTTACTCAAAGCCTGAACTTGTCACATCTCCCCCTGACAAAGACCTCCCTTCGTCCGAAGGCTTCTTTACTTATTCATTAACTGAGGGAAGCCTACAGTTTTGGTTACGTACAGCAGCTACTATCGCAGCTCCCTATGTGAGCATTGTAGCAGACGGTACACAGGCTAAGGTTAGTATCACAGATCCTGAGATGAAAAATGCTACTAAGTTTGAAACTGTCATTGGTCAGACTGATAAGACTTTTAAGGCACATATTCCTACAGCAAACATTAAACTGATGCCTCAGGATTACACTGTAAACATTCCTAGCACAGGTGGCTTTGTACACTTCAAGGCAAGCAATGTTGAGTATTGGATTGCCCTTGATAAATCCTCGGAGTTTTAATTATGGACGGCAAAATGTCATTTACGCTACGTGAAGTAGCAAATGGTTGGTTACTTGAGATCGATGGTATCGACCATGCAGAATATATCTTTAAGACTACGGGTCCTGCTTTAGGTATGATCCGTAAAGTCTTGAAGGAAGAAATAAATCCTTTTGGAGACGATGATGAATAAAGAAGAAAAAGAAGTAGATGTAAAAAAAGAAGAACAGCAGGAAGAAGTCCGTCACATTGAATTGACTATTGAAGATAATACGGAAGTCAAAGAAAAGCTAGGTTAAAATTATATTATATTATGGAGTTTGTGAATGGAACATTTTTTATGGGTAGAGAAGTATCGTCCCAAGTCTATTGAAGAATGTATCCTGCCCGAATCAATCAAAAGCACGTTCAAGGAATTTCTCTCTAAGGGTGAAGTTCCTAACCTGCTTCTGTGTGGTACAGCAGGTACAGGTAAAACTACAGTAGCACGAGCCCTGTGTGAAGAACTAGGTAGTGACTATATCATTATCAATGGTTCAGATGAGGGTCGTCAAATTGATACACTGCGAACTAAGATCAAACAGTTTGCTAGTGGTATGTCTTTTCTCGGCAAGCCTAAGGTTGTAATCATAGATGAGGCTGACTATCTAAACAGGGAGTCAGTACAACCTGCTCTCAGGGCTTTTATTGAGTCCTTCTCTGATAACTGTCGCTTCATATTCACTTGTAACTACAAACAAAAGATCATCACTCCTCTACACAGCAGGACTACGGTGATTGACTTTGGTTCACAAAAGGCAGACAAGGCTAAACTCGCCTCTTCCTTTATGAAGCGTATGCAAGAAATCCTCAAGGCAGAAGGCGTTG